CGGCGACTCAACGAGTCTAGCGTGGATTAATTGTGTATTTTCCCCTACACAATGAAGACGTGAGTTCATGGATAAACCCTGCTCTTTAGCTGTCTTCTGAAATGGTCAATGGGTCTTTTGAGTCTGATAGCCAGCAGCTCTGCGTTGAGCATGTGATAATCAAGTGGACATAGTTCGACTTTTGGTGTTTTGATATTGGAACGTTTTGAGAGGTGCGGTGGAAAACTTAGACGCTTACTGTTGAACCACATCTTGATGTGTTCCAATTCAGGAAGCGACAGTTTATTTGTCATAGATATACTAACGTGCGCTAGCGCTGTATCTATTTTTATCTCGCCTTCTTTGAGATTCTTGAAACTATTTACAAGGTTCCAACTATCAATAAGATTGATGTTTAAGCCGTGTTCACTTGTCTGGCATAGAAATTCAGCTATCTCTTTGTAGACAGGAATTTCCCCATAGAGCTGTTTGTACATTAGCCCTAATGATTTGTAATAATGCGCGACCCAACCGTTTCTAACGAAATCACGGTTTACGCATGTTGTGATCGATTCTATGAGTTTAGTAAGCTTCTGTGCATAGATGTACCTCCCAGGGGAGTACTCAATGAAATGCCCAGAGCAAAACTCAACATCTTCGGGACTCTTCCGAATGAACAATTTTGCGTCAAACCCGAAGCAGCTGTAATAATTTGTAGGGTTAGAAAACCTCGGGACAGAACAGTAACTGTCGTCCCCTTTCAAAACAAATTTCATACTGCAGCACCCAGGCTTTTGGCATTTGTCCAAATCACAATCAGGGCAGAAGTTTTTGACCAAGAAATATTGTGTTGCAATATAGTTCAACACTCCATTCCCCAGTGATGTATCCAAATCACCGGAACCTCTGCACTGCTCAAACTGGAACCTCACGCCACTTTGCGTAGCTCCACGTTTGAGGGTTTTGACCGCAAACAAAACGTCTAACTTGTCTCTGAACTCAGGCATTACCCTGGCGTAGACTTCATGCTCCATCCACAAAGCTATATCTCTTTGGGATGCCTCATATTTCGACATATCGTTTTCACAGAACCATTGACCAAGCAGCTTTTCGAATTTCGCCCCGCAGCTGATGAAGTCGCAGGCATTCGCCACTTGTTCTAATTTGAAGAAAGCCTTCTCTATGGGCTCAATTACCTGCGCATACAGCCAATTGAACCGCGGGTCACGCCCCATAATCATACGTGGTGACTTACCTTCTTCAAAATATCGTTCTGTTTTAACAAAAGCCGAAATATTGGCATGTTTGTTTGCATCAAAACCGCGCTTTCTTATCTGTTCTCTTGCCTTGATAAGTCTGCGCCTTTGGTGCCCGTTCTTGCGCACCAGAAAATTCTCTTCGTCAAATTCTTCCAACTTTTCTCTAATACGTTCCGACAGGTTGAGAATTATTCTCTTGACCAATGCTTTGTCAAGATCGTGTGGTTCCGGAGTCTCTTTCAAGTATCGCTTTTGTAGGGACTCGAACGTATTATGGTGACAATCGCTCATAACGATTGTCGGATTGCGGTGTAGTAGTGCATCACAATTAAATTCCAGAAATTTGTGGCGATTGCAACGGTTAAGTATCGCGTCTGACTCACAGCCGAAACCAACGCTTGCATGCTTCCATTCAGCAAAATGTCCACGTTCGTCTCGTACAATTTCTGGAACACAAAAAGTTTTGTCTTCACTACAGCAGTGATAATCTTTCTCCTCAAATTCGGTGATGTCATACCTAGAACCACTGCTCCCGCAATGATGAGTGTTTTTCGATGGGGCCGGGCTGTGCAGAAATTCAAGGCTTTCCACAAACCATTCTTTACGCCGTCGTGTTCTGCGTAGAGCATGTCTTCCATCCCTGAGTCGGCAGTCCGGGCGACTGTCAACTGCATAGAATTAACAAAAGCAGCACTCATCCTCTGCGTTTGTTCTATCTTCGCCTCATCACAATAGCGAAGCGCGAGTTTGTGGCAATGGGCCACCTTTGCCTCACGGCAGTATTCACCATTCAACTTGTAGGATGTGTTGAGGTGAAGTCTGATATAGCTGGCCATCTGCTCATTAATCAACTTCTGGTCTATCCATGCTGAGCTAAAGCCGCCTATCAATGGGCTCCGGTTGAGATTCGCATCAAATTGTGGTGCTCTTATCCAGTCACGAGCCCAATCGTAAAAGTGACTGAATTTCCATCCGACTACTGTCGGGACAATAAACAGAACTGCAGGGTCTTCTGGTTCTTCGTGTGTCATTGCATGTGTGCATATCTCCAATGCAACCTGTCCACAAGTGTTGCAAAACTTGCCACACTTTGGATCTATCTCATCTCTATGCAATAAGACCCAATGATTGAACCTGACCCTCTCCTGTTCTGTTTTGAGATTTGAAGAGCCTTCCTCATAGTATCTGGTCATGTGATACTGGTTAACCAACTCTTCCACCAACCTGCTACCCTCAGAACCGCCCCTCCTGGGGGCTTGCCTGGCCTTAACTCGACTGTCTTGGCCAGAACTTTGTTGTCTGGAGGCGTTGCTTGAGGATTGTGAAGACCGGCTTTCACTTCTCCTCTGAGATTTCTTGGGTGGGCCAGGGTTAGATTCACCGCCTGATACCAAGAACATTTTCCTGCCCTCATTCATGACCACCTTCCCGAAGAAATTATTAACCACATAGAGTACATCTCGATATGTGGGTTCCTCAAAGGATAGTAGTTCACCAATGAAAGCATCAGAATAATTCAAGATTTCCGACACTTCTTCTAACCCTCTCACCCGCCTGATACACGCCATCAGGTTTCTAAAGCCAACTTCAATAATGTCCATATCACTAGTGTAAGTTATTATGTCACTGTCACCGATATGAGCCCTCATTGTGGCTTTGATGTCGAACAACCTCCGTCCGACGTCCTCCACACTATGGGGAGGGTAGGCAAAGACCGTATGCCTACTTTTGCTGGGATTTCCATCAGCAGTTGGTGGGGTCACAGAACCACCTGATCTGCAGAGAGTACAAGACTCTGACTTGTTTGCAAGGATTGCAGCACTTGCCGAGCTGCGCAGAGAAAGAGACTGCGACTCTGTGTTATCTTTGGAAGCCATAGAATAACCGGAGATTTTGGCATTTTCACATTGTATGGTGAGGCGCCACCCCGTTTTATTGAACCCATGTAGGTACTACCTCATAGGGAACGATCTTCATTGCAATTACATACCTACAAATTTCCTAACTTCAACAAGTTATCAATGCCGTTCCGTTTGGAACAAAAGACCAGACTAATGCGGACGCCAATAATGACTTAACCCTGCGGCTGGTTGTTGAACATGACATAGTGACAATCCTAAATGTGCGTTCTGGAAATTTGCTTAGGTAAAGCAGAGGTAAATC